TTAACTTAAAAATGGAAGATGTAGAACTTGAAGGGCAATATAATGAAGGGAGTCGATTTAGTTGCGAGATTAATAAATAAAAAAAGCCACTCGTTATGAGTGGCTTTTTAGTATTAACCAAAAATAAGAATTATGCAGTTGCAGTAGTTCCTTTAATAAAGTAATCAGAGCCGTAAACTGGTAAAGCAAAGTTACCCTCAATACGAACAGTTACTTTATTTTCTCTTACGTTTGTTCCATCTTGCTCGAAAAATTCAATTCTCATTGATTCCTGAGTAAGTAATTGCGCTCCTTCCATGTCTCCGACAATATAATCAGTTGCTGATAGAGCTGTCGTAGGATATGCTGGGATACCCAAGAAGGATAAACGCCCACCTACAATAGTTACCCCTTGTGGTAAATCATATTCTCCAGATCCTGAGGCTTTATTCAAAAAGAAAGAATAATAAGCTGACGGACGTAAAGCGATAAAGTTAGCGTCTCTTTCGAAAGCATCTTCTAACCTTGAAACATCAAGTATAATTTTCTCTACCAACGGCAAAGAAATTGTAGCCGTAGAAGCTGTAAAGTTTCCAGCAGTTAAAATCCCTTTTAAGTTTGGCGTAGTCCCAGATCCGTAAAGGACTTGCTGATCCAAAACGTTTCTGAATTTTTGTGGCAATCTTCTCTGTAAATAAGAGATAAACCCGGGAATATTTGACATTGCTTTTCTGGTTACTCTCATCCAACCAGCAATTGTTTCAACTTGTACGGTAGACTCTTCTAAGTCTAAATCAAACTGAGGCTTCATTGCTCCCTCTTCAACTGGTGCGATGTTGCCCTCTCCTACACCAACCTCACGCATAAATGTAAACGAGTTACCCGGACCAATTGTACCACCAGGCAGTATTTCATCCATATGTACTTTGCGAGAAGGTGTCATGATGATGTCTGGAGCAAAAACCTGACCATATCTGTTACCTGTCACGTTAGCAGTGGAGAAATCTCCAACGGCTTTGATTTCAAGTTCAACGTGCTTGCTTTTTTTGTCTCTGAAATCTTCAATTTCCTTAGATTTAGCATTGATTGCCTTTTCGATTGCATCGTTAAAATTCTCGTTTTTAACTTCAATTTGTTTAGCTCCTTTTAGCTTAACATCTAAGGCATCAGCATGATCTTGAACCTTTTTAATATCGGCAAGAAACTTTTGTTCCATTGCTTCTTTTGTCTCCTTTAGCACGGTTTCAAATTGCGCTTTTTGCGCCTCTGTTGATGTGTTGATTTTAGCTTCAAACGCATCGATTGCGCTCTTTACTTCCGTTGCTGTTTTTGATTCTAAGCCTGTTTTAATTGCTTCGAATTCCGCTTTTAATTCTAGCTCTAACGCCATGTTATTTAAAATTTAATTGTTGAGAAAATGATTTTAATGTGTCCAAAATAATCGGCTTTTCGTTCAAAGTGACAGTATCTGACGGCTCTTTAGAAAGTGATTTTAATAATGTTTCAATTTGTTTTAATGTAGGATCAGAATAGTCTAAATTATATGCTTTTTCGATTAGTTCCAATATCCCGTAAGCTGATTTAATATTCTTTATTCCCTGAACGGTACTTAACTCGTTTGCTCCCCAGCTGGACAAAAAAGAATACTCCATTAGCTTATATTCACTGATGATGCTTTTGTTCTTTTGATCTCTTTGCATTACTTTGTAACCAATGGATAACTCGGCATTCAAGCCGTTCTCATGCATTAGTTTTACATCTTGAAACATATCCCTACCCAAGTCTTTATTCATGTTAAATTGACTCGTAGTAAGCAGCCCGTATGTATCTTTTGTATCTATTGTCAAAGGCACACCAATCATCATTTTAGGATCATGGTCTTTAAGGACTCTAATGCGTTTAAAGTTTTCTTTTACCGTCTTTTCAAAGGAGCCAAATGCGGAAATATCTCCGTCGCTATCCTTAAAATTATAGGCATTAGCGTAAGCCGTTACTATCCCTTTCTTTTCGTCTAAATCTTTTAAATCGTATGATAATTGCTTAAACTCCATCTTAATTTGTTTTTATTATTAACTCCCCATTTATATCTCTTTTAGGGATAAACGCCACTGTACAACGACAATTTATGACTTCATGAGCAGGGGCTTTGTTGTCACCCGGGTATTGCAAAACCGCTCCTGACTGCATCACAAAACTATCCTCCAAGTCAACAACCTGATTATTCTCTATCATGTGGTCGAATCTAGTCCTATTATCGCTCACGGAAATCCATTGTTTTTGCAAAACTAAATCAGACATTTCAGCAGTTCTCATTGCTGCGTAATTACTGGCCGTTGTCGTTTCGGTTCTCGCTATTCTCAACGACTGCCATTTGTAAAATGTTTGATTCTTTTCAATTATAGCCTGTATTGCGTTTCTTAAATCTACAATAGTTCCGTTTACTCCTAAACTTTCTTGTATAGATTTGATAACGTCCTGTATTAGCGTATCTCTAACGCTCGTAATCCTCAATCCGCCATCGTTAGACAAAAATAGTAAAATTTCTTTTAATAACGTTTCATTAAACAAAACATTTGCCTTTTTGACCTTTTCTAAGTCTTTGTTTATGCGATTACCATAATCAACTCCGATAGTGCTGTATAATTCTTTGTACATCGCAAATATCTGCTCTTTAGTGATGTTCAAAGAAATGGTAGCCTCGTAGGTTGATAATGTGACGTTTTGATACGGCAAATCTTTCAGAATTTTAGATATATGCTTCTGGACTATTCTATACGCTTTTCGTTCGTATATTGGTTGTATTTTTTGCCAATTCATTAATGTAAATATTCTTTTATTACATCAAGAATTATTAATGCAATTATAAAACTTAAATATGATATTCTCGGTTTTGTTATAAATCTCCACATAACCTAAAAATTAGCATCATTAATAACTCCCTCGCTTATGTCGTCTATTCTTTTCATTCCTGAGCCTATCCAAACCGTGTCCATACCGTCGTCGGGAAGTGTTTCATATTTAAAAACAGTTCTAACTTCGTTTGGCGTGGTATAAATCTCTTTCAATGCTTGTGCCTGCTTCAACATATCCTCCTGCATCTCTGGTAGCTCGGTAATGTCCCATTCAATTATAGCATTTTCATAACCTCTAAATCTAGAAATAAAGTTCTTGTTTAATGCGTGTTGCAATAGCGTCAAATCTGGCTGTATATCATCTGTAATAAGTTGTTTTCTTGCGCTTGCTGTATCGGTGTTCCCCAATGAGGCTTTTCCGTCTGCATTTAGCAATTCATCGGGAAAGTTAAGTACATTGCAAATAGTCTTTTGATCCCAGTTAAGATAATCAAACGGTTTTAGTTCGTCCGTCGTCAATGAGATTCTTTGAAATCCTATTTCAGCAGAAGAAGCTCCAATCTTACCTAAACGCCCCGTATCTTTATCCATTTCTACCAGCCTATCCTTCAAGGACTGCGCTTGCTCAGGACTTAAAGGTGTTGTTTTTCCGTACAAGAAGCCGTACGCACCAGAAGACTGTAACATTTTAATATTGTTATCCATAGCGCTGTTTTGGCTATTTATATTTCTCAGTCCAGCTCTTAACGGAGATTGTCCGTATAAATGGGATCCATTCATGTCATAGTTAGGATTAACATACTTCACATGAATAACCTCATCCACCATAAACTTTATCCATTGATTACCCTCGACCAACATGTAGTAATCAATTGGGTTTTCAGTAGTTAATAAATTAGCGTCTTTTTTTAATACAATTTGCATCAAATGAGAAGGCAACACATATACCTGAATCGGCACGCCTTTATTTGCCCCTTCTTCTGGCATGACCATGTAAAAGTAGTAGTTGCCAGTTATCTTCATGTATGTTTTAAATAACCCCCAAACATCCGCCCATGTCTGTGTCGGGTTTGGCTGTTCTAAAGGGAAGGGTAGTTCTTTGTCGGAATAGGCTTTCAGTTCTAGTTTTGCTTTTTTTACCATTTGCAAAACACTTACGTCGCCTTTGGTGGCTAGTTGAAATTGCTGTAGCTTGCCATATTGCTCCTTATCTTGTATCTGTTTAACGGCATAAGGCACTGAAACAGTCTTAACCGTCTGTTTATTTATAATGGAAAAAACGGTAGGATTTTCGTTATATCCTTTATCAAGGTAGGTCTTATTGTTGTAGTCATACTTAGCATACCCGTTGCCTATCCATTGGAAAAACGCCTGATTAAACGAATTTTTCGCTTTCCCCGTAAATTTTTCCCAACTAGCCTGTATAAAATTTTGTGCCATGTGTCAAAGATATAAAAAAAAATATTACATTATGAAAAAAGCTGGAGATTTGTCTAAATCGAATCTTTCTCGAATCATAAACATATCCATTAAATCGGGAGAATCCCCGTTAAGTTTTGCCTTCATTTCATCCTTTCCTATTATCTGTAGCTTTCCGTCCATGTCTGCTTTTTTTCGCTTAATGGCTTTCCTTTCGTGCATGAATCTCTGCTTTACCGTCATTTTATCGTCATACATCGTATTCGCCACTTCTTCGGAAACCTTATACTTACCTTTGCCTACATTGTCTCCAGAACGATAATAACATTGCGTTTTAAGATTTGGGTAGTTTTCTTTTTGTCCAAAATCTTTATCCGTAGGTTTTAATTCAGGATTTGGGAAAGGACTCCCCCCATTGTTGAACGGGATAGAACCAACGATAAAACCATCTATGAAACTACCTACCCCATCAGCATCGTAGGCAATATTTTTATTTGGTGTTTTTAACTCTTTAGCCATGTTGGTTATCACATCAATAACTTCTTTCCCGTTGTTCTTTTCTAATATCTTAATTTTTACTAGCTCTCTACCACGCCAGCCCCCAACGATAAACTTATTCGATCCCTTCATTGCAATATCGGCTGTTATAAATGTTTCGTTTACATCTTCAAGCTCGTACATGTTATTAAAAATACCTCTAAAAGACTCATAGTCATAGATGTCGTTATCAGACAAAACTACTTTCCAGTTACCGTGTAATAGTGCTGCCTGAGTGGCTGAGTCCTGAGCTAATAAGTTACCTAGATAAGCAGGGTTTGTTTTTAAAAGCTCTTTGTTGTCGTAAATACTTCCCGAGATAAATGTAACAGATTTAACAAACTCGTTAGGATCAATGCCCGATTTTTTTACAACATCTTCCAAAATGTGCCAACCCTTTTGTATAGCTTCTTCTTTTGAATCGCCCCAAATGTAGTTATCACCGTCGACAATCAAGTAACGTAATTTTCCGTCTCTTTCTGGTATTGGCAAACCAGTTTCCTGATCTATCCACCACTCAATAAACTCAGCTACCCAACTATCAGGGTCGGGATTGCAAGTGGCTCTAACGTAAGGATTAACCCCGCAAACCGAACGGTTACGAGTAAGCAGATAAAAAAACATTTTTTTAGGAAAGTGAGTAAGCTCATCAAATTCAATAAGCGGGATTTGCGAGCCTTGCCAGTCATACATGTTCTTGTCATATTCCAAATGCGAAAACTTCACTTTGGAAGCTCCAAAATCCCACTCCAAACTGCTTTCTCTTGGCTTTCCACCTGCTTGGTTGTAGATTGTCATCGAGGTGTCCCACAAGGCTCCCTCAGCTTTGATTTGAGGGGTCGTTCTACGAAAGCAAACCACTCCAAATCCAGAAACATCTTTATGTCTTAAGTTCTCTAAGAGTAACGAATAAGTTTTTCCAACACCAGCAGCACCGCCTCCTATCGCTATATCAGCTGATGAAGATAGAAAAGCCATTTGGTAGCCCTCCTGAGGTCTGATAATATTGGCGTTACCCTCTACCATTGTCTGGTAATTGAAAGATAGTTACCTGTGGTAGTTTTTCGCCTCCACTTGTAACGTCTAGTTTTTCACCATACTTTTTAGGTTGCATTTTACCTAGCATCCATTTTCTAGCGTCAATTTGAAGCCTATTTCGCTGAATAACATCATTGTTAATTATTTCTTTTCCGTTTTCATCTAAGCCTAAAATATCTTCTTGATTTGAATCAGCAATGGTTAATATTTGTTCGAAAATAACATCAGATCTTACCTCCATTGCGCGCGCGTATTGTAAAGCTTTTTCTTTATCTTCTTTTACCCACTCTAGAAAAGCAGTGCTGCTAGGCATGTTTTCACGCCTTAATGCAGAACGCAAAGAATTACCCTCTTCAATGAAAGATAATATACTTGTGAATGTTTTTTCTTTATCGTATGCCATGCCCCAAAGATACAAAAAATATTAAACAAAAAAAACACCCCTTAAAAAAGAGGTGCTTTTCTACCACTAACCAAAAAAAAATTAATTATGAAACTGCTGTAAAATTAATTAATTGTTTTTTAATATCCTAATAAAATTTAGTCTCGTTTGTAGCGAAAGACTTTCCTCCGCTTAATAGTTCTGTGATAGTGTCTTGCAATATCCACAATATGAATGATGCAAAAATGATTAATGCGGTTGTTGTAAATGTTGTCATGGTTTTATTTTTTAAGGTTATTATAAATTTCGTTTGCTTTTTTTATTGCCTCTGTTGTGGCTTCTTGTCTATCGCTCCAAACGCTGTCAATTTCTTCGTTTATTAAAACATCGAATATCCACTCACTTATTATTCTTTTAGGCTGAATTGAAATGTAAATCCCCTCCGAATCAAACCAATCGATAATTAAGGCGTTTTGACATGTTTCCGGCAGACTTACAAAACCTTCATATATCAAAACGCATTGATATACAAAATCTTTTTTCGCTTTTCCTGTTAACATTTTCTAAGTATTTT